GTCCACATTAAGGCTCGTACCGAGCAGCGGATTCTTCTTTAGCTGTCCTTGATCGGTATATGCGGAAATCGCCATTACTCGGTGCTCCTAGCTCGGCCATCTCTCTGACGCCGAGCGCTCTGATTGGCTGAGTCGTTGTCGTAAAGTTTTTTGCACTGCCTGCATCCACCATCTGAGTATGTGTTCTCTCGTGGCTTGCCTTTAGTGCAATCATCGCAGACCCACGCTGCAAGTCTATCTTCTCTGTTGTGAAGAGCCTTGTGCGCTGACTGCGTCATAGATATCAGATGCAGTGGGTTCACGCATGTCTTATTGCGGCATTCATGGTGTACTATCTGATCACCGGGGATCTGAATTGCGTTAGCTCGCTCCCAAGCGAACCTATGTGCTTGGATCGTCTTTCTACATCCTTCCCGGTTTCTGATGGTGAAGTACCCATAATGTCGAGAATTGATAGCTCCGTCCCACTCTGTACATTTGCTCATCTTACATCCTCCAGAAGAAGAACTCACGGGGGCTGGGCTTCTGGTCCCAGCCCCCGATCGTTCAGGCTTACAACACTAAGTTCAGTGCTTCACCTACATACTAAAAATTAATATGTGGGCGTTGTCAGCGAAGTAATTTTCGCCGACTGGTTGAGCGCTCTGCCCACATTCTCTTGATAGGTCTTCATGAGAACGGTGAAGGCGTCCTGGCCCGGAAGCCACTTCATGTTGACGCGCTCGTCGATCGCGAACGGGCGAACAACGCCGCGCTCAATGGCCCCGAGGTTGAGGAAGAAAACCTCATCCGGGATTGCGGCCCACGTAACCATCCAGGGGCGACCTTCGAACGTGGTCAGCTCCTGCTGTGCGCCGAGTTCCAAACGCATGTCGTTAAAGCGTCGGAACGGGAGAGCGATCTCGGTGTAACGATCGTACTGATCGTGATTCGAGATCATGGCGTAACCGTCAAGGTTATCAACCGCCGTCTCAACCATGAGCTGCTTGCGCAAGCGGCGCAACATGCTCTCGTCGAGAGAGGTGGTACCTGCGTCAATTACCTTCGACTGAAGGATTGGGTAGGTCGTGCGACTGAGGTTGTAAATGTCGCCCGTGTTGTTGACCAGCGCCGGGAGCCCGAGGGCTGTGATCTCGGACGGAGCCGAAGCCTCATCCTGCTCACCGCTGATGTACACGCCGTCGTCGTCGGAGACTGTCACCGCCGCTGACACCGTGAACTGGTTGTTGGCAACGTCGCGAGACGTAACCGTAACCGGACCGGCCTGTCGAAGACCCGTGGTGTTGTCCAAGAACACAACAACCTGACCACTTCGAATGGTACGCGAGTCATCAACCGTAAGGGTCGTCTGAGCCGTCTGGGCGCCACTGACGTTCGTCAGTCGGCCCGTACCGTCGCCACGAAGGAACGTGGTTTCGAAGTTAGCACCAGCACGCTTAACTGCCGTGCTGATCGCGTCCGTAATACCCGAGGCGAAAGCATCTTCGCCCGCACGCTTCGATACCGCTTCCGCGAGACCAGAGAACGTGACCGTGTGGTAGTACTTCTTCGGCAGTACGCGAGCGCGCTTGATGCGCTCGTTACCTGCGCTGGGGAGAGAGTTGTCGTCGGCTGCACGCCAACCACCACCAGATTCGTTGCCGTCGATTCGAACGGCAAAGAACGCACCCTCGCCCGAGGGCGTGAAGCGCGTATTTTCCTTCAACCGGCTATGTACCGGCGAAGAGAGTTGCTGCATCTGGCCGATAAAATCTACAACATAACGTCGTAGAAGCATATCGCCAAGAGTTGCAAAGGTTTCCATTGTTCCATCCTTAATGATAAAAATGCGACTGACGACATGTCAGAAGCGGGGTTTGTAACAGTTCCTAAGATCGCTTAATGATTTAGGAGCCGAAAGACCCCCTTAGCGACTATTTGTCTGCCTAAGCATCTCGGCCACACCTGCGGCGAAGTCGTCGTCACTTTGGACGGCTTTTCCTTCGTCGTTGGTTTCGGCCCAGTCTGTATCAAGCAGACTTTGGATCTTGTCCTCACTGGACGTTAGTTTAGCTTCGGGAATCCTACTTTCGATCTCCTGGGTCGTGTTAGCGACCAAAGCGCCTCTCGGAGTACCGTACTCCTTGATGGTTTGGGCAAAGGACTCGTTTAGAGCTTGAGGAATCGATTCTCGACCCTCTGACTCAATCTTGTCCCAGTCTACACCGGGGGTCCAAAGCTTTCCAATAATAGCCTTGTCTTCCGTGGTGAATTCGTCAGGCAGTGCTTCAAGCATGTCCTTGGCTCGATTTGCAGTCTCACTCCAAAGAGCGTCTGCACGTTGTTCTTGCTGAAGATCAGTGATCTCAGCGAGCTTCTCATCGAGTCGTAGTTCTGCTTTGGATGCGCGCTCAGTGTCACCCGCTTCGGTTGCTTCTTGAACCTCTTCGTCAATTCCTTGAAGAGCCCGATCAATAGCTGTTACGTGGTCCTTGTAACGGTCATCTAGGGCGAGGTTCTTGATTGCTTCCAGAATCTCAGAGTCCTGCTCCTGACCACTGACCCGGTCACGAAGTTCGGTCTCTCGCGCGTTTGCGTTATTGAACTGCTCTTCCAACGCGTTGTACTTGTCGGCTAGAGCGTTCTTTTGCTGTACTACTTGCGACAGTCGCTCGTAGGGTACAGTCTTGCCACCTGACTCCGAACTATCTTTGGCACTTTTGCTACTAGCATCGTCGGAAGCGTCGTCGATCTGGGTCTTAGCCGTTAGATCAGCAACCGTTTCCGGGGCGCTTTCGCTTGAGGATTGCGAACCCTCTTCTGACGCTGGGGCTTCAAGCACCGCATTTAAGGCTTCTTGAACGCCACCATCGCCACTCGCATTGTCATCATTGGTCATTTCTTTTGTACTCCTGACCCTATGGGTCGATTAACGTTGACTGGGGAGACATTCAACGGGATGGTAAACACCAATTAAGCCGAGCCGAGGCCCCTCTTACGAGGGAAGTGTTTGCGACTCTATCTAGTAAATAATACCTTTTCCTACTATTTTTAGGCCAAAATATACTAGTGATAATAATATGCCCCCCAGCGTCCGGGGAGGAAGACGCTGGGAGGCTGCGCTCACGCAAAGCAGGGAGGTACTCCGCGGAGCGCAAATCGATTCTATTCTACCGCTGGCTCGGGACCGTTGGATTCGGTGATTATTGGGAGGACGATGTCGCATCCCATCTCACCGAGAGCCAGCGCCAGCTTTTTGTATCCTTCAATCTTCTTGAGCGTCTCTTCGTCGTCTTCTACTGCGTTGTAGATCGATGTGGCCAGTCCGTCAGCCTTAGCCGAGAGAGTCTCGCAAGTTTCCTTCTCCAGCCAGCCTTGGATGGTCTTACATCCGCCACAGAGGCAGACGATGGCGATTAGACATGCTATTGTTTTCTTGTTAATTTTCATTGGTTTTTCCTTTATTGAAAGCTATCGGGGACGATGTAGCCCTGCGCTCTTGCAGTGGCGCTTATAAGTCCTGTTAGATCGTCTCTCACGGTGAAGGTGAATCTGGAGTTGTTTGCCTCGGGTAGAGGAATGTGATGACCGCCTAGCTCGTACCTAAAAGTGACAGAGGTGTTTGTGCCATCGCAGATGATTGACTTAATATGGAAGCCCTCGGAAAAAAGATCACCCGCATTAGAGATATTAAATGCGTTATATGTTTCAAGGTGAATTGTTGTCGATCCTAGTATTCCAACGGGAAGAGAGGTGAGGGCGAGCAGTTTATCGTGTGATAGGCCTTGGACGGTACCGCTGGCTACCGAGATGTCCAACGCATCAGTTAGTGTCAATTCGATGGCTTCTATGTGGAAGGTCTCACCCGGTGGACCCGCCATGTCAAATGCTATCGCGCCGCCCGTTTCTTCAAGTTGAAGGTTGTCGATGTAGAAGGTTGGACTTTGACTCTGTTTCGCGTCAATGGTGAGTCTAAAGGCGTCCACTGAGGACGCTTCAAGGTTCATGTCTGATAACGGTATTGATATCACCTGCCAAATGTCGAATTCGGCATAGGAGAAATAATTCTTGATGTCAACAGAGGTGCCGACTGTTCCCCCTAATGTTGTGTCATATCCTATAAGAGTGATTACATCACCATCCTGGTATCTTTGATCGACGTTAACATCCATTGAGATAGAGGAATATCCGCTAAGGGCTACTGGCGCCCCGGTCGCGAACTGGGCAATGTCCGTGACCGCGGGACTGGCGATTTCGATAGATTTGGTGCCGCCACCGGGTGCCGGTCTATTTGTGGAGTCGAAAGTAAAACTTGTACCCTGCACCGCGCTCGCCGTCCAAAGTACAGAATCGGTCCCGTCGTGAATTTGCTCCGGCGTTCCACCGGCGGCGGCGTTTACAGCTAGGTTCTCGCCGTATAGGGCATTAACAGCGTGGGACAAGTACGGGATCTTTACTTCCAGGTCGTGGGTATAGACAATGCTGCCGACGTCGTGGGACTGGGTTCTATGGAACCCTTGCTCGTAGACGCCGTGCGTCTTCTTAAAAACGCCGGTTTGTCTGACCCGTATGCCTCCGGTGCTAGCCATGGTTACCGATTACCCTTCTTGAGATTTCTCGTAGAACGCGAATACAACTCCGCCTACGTCTCCATCAGTGCCTTCATCATACTCGATAGCAATCGCGTCTCCTTCTCCTAGCCTAAGTCGGTCATGGAGTCTGAACTCCTCATGGCCTCCACCCGCACAGTACAAGAAATCGATTAGCTCCGATTCCGTCAGGCCCGTGATTCCAGTAGCGGCGCTGGCTCCTTCCTGGGAGATGCCTTCTGCCTCGTTGGAACTCTGTCGATTTAGGTTGGTTGGACTAACGAGAGTGCCAGCGGCGGCTGTCCCGGTCACAAACCACAGCTTAAGCCGTGAATTCTCCGCGGAGTTAATGCCTATTGAGGAGATTACAAGCTCTCGCGATGTGGACGTGTTCTGCCAGTAAGCGACATGCTCTCCGGCTGAGGCGGTTTGCATCTGAAACGGCATGGCGTATGTTCGCTTGGAATCGCGCGAGTTATAGTATCCGCGCGGATCGGAGCGCGAGCTGACATTAAGACGGCCATCGGACCCTTCGGCTTCTTCCTGCGCGCGGGTGGCGTCATTCTTATACGAAATTTTACTCATGGCTCTGATACTCCTCTACTGAGATCCTCGACATCTAAGATGTCAAGCTCCTCGTCGGTTATAAAAGAAAATTGGGCGTTCTGGATTCGTAGTTCTACGAGGCTCTCTTTGGTATTATGCAACAGATCTTCAGTGAACCCCAGCATCGCGCTGCCCTCAGCCTCCGAAGTAGTCATAGTTGGACCCGCTAGCTTCCTACTCTCCACCTTTTTGGTGGGATTATTGATTATGCCTAGGGCCATCCTATTTCTCCTACGTAGACAGCAGATGGAGGATCGATACTACTACGTCAATATCGTCTACGCCTGCGATTTTGAAACCGTTGTCGGCGACCCAAAGGCCACTGTATTCCCCTGAGCCTCTGGCGGGGGCGTTCATGTTGAGAAACGGAATGTTGTCATTGTCGAGAAACGCTACTTCTACGGGGTTGTCGGTGCTGTTGGAGATGTAAATGTACTTCACCTCAATTGAACCTGTAGTCAAGACTCTATCCTGATCCAGAGTCAATCTGGAAATCTCTGGGTAGACCGTCTCTGAGTTTGCCGTCGCCAATATGTCACCTAATCCTGTACTCGGCGGGCCATCCCCTCCAAGCAGTCCATCGCTGTTAGTGTATCCAAAGACGCCGCGCAGACCTGGCTGGGTTCTCGCCCAATTATTCAAAGCGTCCCGCTGCGCCAGCGAGATCGTTATACTCGACATCTAACCCCCGAGCTTGATTACGATGTTAACCGGTGCTGCTTGCTTGGGTTCTTCTTCTTTGCATGGTTCTTCGTGCTGTGATCCGAAGTGCTCCGCGTGAGCCCATGCCGTCATTGCTTTCCTGTGGAGAAGGTTCTTGAGCTTTTTGTCTGCTTCTGAGTAGTGTCGCTCAAAGTAGCCGTCCGCGTAGACCTTGTCCATTGCTTTGCGGATATGCAGGAGCGGGGATACACGCTCTGACAAGTTCGTAAGCTCCTTCTTAGAGGGAGCGAACAACGGCTTCTTCGGAGGATCTAGTCCTAGACCTTCCGGCTCTATTGGAGATTTAGTAGAAAAGATTTTCTGCATATTGCTTCTCACTTGCCGGTTGGAGTTATGCCGCGCTTCTTTGCAATCTTCTTGAGTTTGCTTTTACCTACCGTAGCGCCCTCTTTGCCTCCGCGTTTAACGTCTTGACGAATGAGCAGTGTCTGCTCTTTGGGTCCGAGATTGTCAGTGTCTTGGACCTTCTCACCTCGCCGAGCTTTATAGCGCTCCTGGGGCGTCATTGCCTTGTCTTGGAGTTTACCGGGCATTATTTGGCCCGCGTCATGGTGACAGGGTCCAAGCGGACAGCGCTGGCGATCTTCTCTGGGTTCATGAATCCGGCCTTCGCCTTACGTGCCAAGGCTCCCGTAGCTCCGGCGTACAGCTTTTTAGCGCTCGACAAGCCTTTATCACTCTTAGCTTTCTTAGGGGCCAAGCTCTTAGCGCCCTTGCTTACTTTACGCTTTAGAGTCTTCAGGTCTAGTTCTACTGCAGGCATTGTGTGTTCCTTTAGAATTTGAATGAAACTTGAAATCCGAGTTTAGATTTATTCCGCAGTTTGCGGACTCCACCGGGGTTGAGTTGCTTATGCTTCTTGATCTTGCCCAACTTCCAACTAGCGTTACCGCCGATGGTCCCGCCAACCCCGCCTTTAACGAACTTAGGTTTCTTGCTGAGGGCCATTAGAACCCCACCGTTTGCTTAGTCTTGCCGAATTGACGGGCCTGCGCTGTCCGCATTCGATCCTTTTCCTGTTCGGCAGAGTCGTTAAAGGTGTTCGGATTTGCTTCTGCGACACCGAGTCCCTGATTCTTGCCGAGGTCGGCGACTCCGCGATTATCCATCGTATCGCCCAAATAGTTGGGGGCTAGAACGTTGTAGCCTTCGTCGCTGCTGCTCATGGTGTAAGTCCTTCTAGTTTAATTGATTTTTGTTCCCGGAATTCAGTTCATGACCCAAACGGATGTTTCAAAACTCTAAAACCTGCCACCATCAGTCGGCACGCCATTTTCCTGCTTCCGCCGTGATTCCAAGAGTGAATGATAAATCTCACATCTTCGTAGTCTTTAGGGTCTTCTTTCTCTAAGAATCTAACTACCTCAAGGCCACAATCGTCCCTGCCTGGGTGGTTATACTCTAAGTCTGTTAGGTCGTACCCTAGTGAAATTATGTCGATGTTGCCTTGGTATTCTTTAATGACCGAGATAGCCTCTCTCACGGTCCGAATCCAAACGGTTCTATTATGATCGTCTAGCTTCATTCTCTGGTACTGGAGTGCGGCCCTTGCGGGGTCTTTGTCCAAGAATATGATTACCTTTTCACCCCCCAACGCTTTATCCCCTAGATAGAAAGATCTCTTTCTTGCTCTTTCTTTGTGGGGGGTCGCCAGGATGATCCGCTAGGCATACCGGTTAGTTCTTCGACGAATTTGCCAAAGCGGGCTGCGAAAGCCCCGCCTTCTTTGTCAATTTTCGCGGCGGACGCTATCGCGTTAGGTGCCCCGACCAATAGCCCGACAGATCCGAGAGACTTACTGGCGGCTCTTGACGCCAGCTTTGACACGCCGGGGCTGGGGCGAAGGGGAGAAGGAGCAGGCTTAGGTGTTGACACCTTCCTACCTCTACGATTAGAGAGTGGGCTTTCGGCCCTTGAAGAATGCAGCGATTTGCCGATCGCGAAATCGGCCGACTTGGGGTTTTTCCAATAGCTGGAGTTGATCGCACCGAGGGCAGATGCTGCACCTACACCCGCTGCTACATGCTGCGCTTTCACCTTTGGTTTCTCTTCAGGCACCCATTATCTCCTGTATGTACCACCGGCAAAGTTCACAAACGCTCGTTCTGCGTTAGCGATACCTGTGTGATTTCCCGTTCTGCTAGTTCCGGTCGTGAACGCCGGACCATTATACCGCTGTCTAGTAGGTCGCCGCCCTCTGTGGGTAGGTTCGCGGGGGGTTGCAGTCCGAGTACTTCTTTGGAGTGGGTCGAATCCGCCTCTCACCTGATCTTGGTCGGATCCATAGCCGAGGAATTCCGACCTTGAGCCGAGTCTGTTTTCCTCTGTGTCGCCGTATTGCGCTCCGAACCTACCTCGCTCAGCGTTGTAAATCTCGTTGCGGGTTTGTAACGCGGAGCGCGAGGAAACACCGCCAAATTGCACGGGGCCTCTTGCATCTTCTAGCCAGTTATCCCTCTTATCGCCACGCACTCTCGCCTCGTTGATTGCCTTTGTCCTGTCGGAGTAGCGTACCTCGCCGTCGCTATAGCCGTTGGACTTCGCCCACCTCGCGCGAGCGCGCGCATCTGAGGCGCTGTAGTTCGACTTACCGCTCTTATCGCCCCAATCCTTATACTGTCGCAGTCTCTGGTCCTGTCTGGAGTTGTCGTTGGACGTGTCTCTGGCGGCGATCAGCTCAGCAGGTGTTCCACGTTTGTACGCCTTAGCTGTATTTCGGCCCTGCTCTTTCCAGTCTACCAAAGCTCTACCCGAAGCTAATTTGCGCAGTCTTCCAACTTGGTTGATAGCAGCGCGTACTTTTGCATCATGCGCCTTTTTGAACGCTTTGCGCCTCTTGAATCGTTTATTTTTCTTGCCTCTCTTTCCTGACATGTGGGCGGGATATTTGAGACTCTGGTTCGCCTTCTTAATCGCCGCGTCCCGTAACCTGATTTCCTCAGCGGTCATGAACTCGTCAGCGCTTTCGGCGGTGTGCGCGGCGGCTGTGCCTGGGCGCGGACCTCTATCGACCTTTTTAGCTTTAGAGCTTGAAGCTACGCCGCCTCTACCATATTCGCCCATTATTGACCTCCTTGACCTTGTCCGCCGCCTTGACCTTGCATCATGGCTTGCATTTGCATTTGTTGCATCATCTGCTGCTGCTGCTGCATTTCTCGGAGCTTGATCTGGCGATCGTAGAGATCCATGAGGTCCACGAGCATCTTCTGCTGATCTTCCGGCAAGTCGATGAACCCGTCGTTCTTGATCTCGTTCGAGAGCAAGGTCTTGAAGATGAACGGGTCATCCTCAGCCATCATGGTCACACGATCCGGTCGGCCCTGCTTGATGAGGCTTACCATCTTCTTAGCTCTATTTACGTCCGGTCCAGAGGGCATAAGCGCCTTTTTGAGTCCAAGCTCATCGAGGATGGCTTGTCGTAGGCCGATATCTTCGATTGTTTGAATGTTGGGGAGATATTGCAAGACTTCGATCATCTTCGCTTCACGTGCTTCCTTTGATACCAACGCCATGCTTGCGGTGTCTACCCTGACGATCACGTTGTCAGCCAGGTTCTCACCGGAGAACGCTTCAATTGATACCGTGCTGTGCTTTTCTCGGGCCAGGATGCGGATTCGTTCCAAGTACCGCGCGTCTTCTTTGATGTAACGAGTTACAGTCTGTAGTAGGAGTGTGCCCAATTCCTGGTGTGACTCATCCCATTCTTGAAGTGTAGATGAACGAGATGCGAGTGCTTGTTTCCGCAAGATATCAACCATGGCGGCACTGTTGACTCCAACAGGTCGTTCACCGTTTAGAATCTCGTGGGTGCCAGCGATCATCTCCATCTCGGCAATTTGCGTGTCACGCTCGTTGAGAGCTGCTGATGGGTACGGCGGTGGATATACAGGTTCAGGCTTGGCTCCTGCGGTCCTGCGGGGATCGTACTCCCAGATCTGCCCGGGGTGCCCGGTCCAGATATCCTCAACAGGCATTGAACCCTTAGGTGCAATCCATGTTGCGATAGGTACAGTGTGTCGCCACATAATCAATGTGGTATCAATAGCGTTGACTCGTTTGATCTTGGGGAGGAGCTTAGATACGAGGCTGCGACCTTGGATGCTGCCTGTCTGTCCTTCCCACCGATAACGTACATACGGGTGCCAGCGTTCAGGCCATCGTGGGTCGTAAGCTCTAGCTCCAACTTCCTTGGGCGAGTCGTAAAGAACTCGATCGCCTACCGTTATGATCGTGCGACCGCGTGGCCACTGTGACGAAGGGGCTCGGTCGAAAGTGCGAACAACTGTGTGCGCTTCCCAGTGGTCAGGAGACCCCAATTGAATGCTAGGTCCGGGTCCTTCTACCAGCTCTGTGATTCGCTCCCACCACCACAGGGCCATATTTGTAACAGTCGTACCTGTCAGATTATCTAGGGCATCTAAGTGCCAACCGTTTGACTTGACAAACCCAACCTCATCGGCTGGAGGGGTTAGGTATTTGTCGCGGAGAGTGTCGATCGGTGTGAATTCTTCTTTAAGTACCCAGCCTAGGTTCTCCCAGAAATGGGCTGAGGGGGTGTGGAATTGGAAGGAGGTGACGACGTTGGCCGTGATGTCTCCATACTCTATCTTATCTTCCATGACCGGTCGGCCATTCTCATCTACGATCGGTATCTCCCTAGGTGCCATTACAGGTGGGCCTGAGCCGTCTGGGAGTGTGACGGAAACTTCTTTCTTAGTGGACGCTATCTGCATACGACGGGGCACGGTGGGGTCGTAGGCGACTTCGATCATGTTCATGCCGGTGTGTAGCACCATGCGGGCGGTCTCTCGCATCTTGGCGGGCATTCGCAATGCTTCCCAGAGATATTCGAGAGTCAGTTCCGAGAGTTCTGCGGCTGTCTGGTCTTCATCTCTGTCTGACTTTGGGGTGACGCGGGGTCTAGGCTTGTTCTCGGTGAGTAGTGCTATGTTTGTTTCTACATATCGGCCAAGTAGGTCATTTGTCGGCTTTGGAATGGAGCGAGTAGCTTCTTGTACAAGTGATAGATCCCCAACACCGTCTGCGGAGGAGTTTGATAGCCTGCTCGTCAGAATATCGTCAACGTAATGACGACCACCCGTGAACATGATGTTCTCAATGTTTCGAACTGCGCGCTGCCAATGCAAGCTCTGCTTATTGACATTGAGCGCATCGCTATAATTGGAAATCATCGGGCCAACCTTATCATGGTCTTTGGCCGACATATCATCGATCGCGTGGAGATGCGATTTAGGGGCTGGCTTCTTGGCCACAGGTTAGTCCTTGTAAGTTTTCTAACAATTAACTTTCGTCATTCCCGTGTAGAGATTGAGTTCCCGATGTGACCGGGGCGCCCGTAGCTCTGGTCAGGTTAGAAATCATGTCATCGGCATCCAAAAACAAAGGTTCTTCTAGTTCTTGGATGAATCTGTTCTGGATCGCGCTTACTTTCTCTTTTCTCTCGAACGCTGCGTCGGCCAGGGAGTCGTCTGCCGCCAGCTCGGCCTGCTCTTGCTCTTCTACCGCCGCCTTCTTATCCCTGTACACTTCTGGCGCTTCTTTGCACACAAGGGCGTCCTGAGTG